TCAGAATCAATCAAGTTACGTATGCGCCGCCCGAAGTCTTCAGATAAACCCGCAGTGTGCGTGCCCATGATGATCTTCTTCTCAGGGTATTTACCTAGAAAGTACGCAGGGAACAGGTAAGAGGAGAATTCAGACTTACCCATACGTGGCGCGATGTTGATAATCACGCGCTTTTTCCTGCCCTCAACTACGTCTGTAAATATCTTGGCCAGCTTCTTGTGGTGGGGGCCAACTTTGAATCCGGGGTATACCGCGGTAGCAAACCCTAGCATGTTGGTACTGGCAGCTTTTAGGCTGGCGCGTTTCTCTCTAAGTTCTAAATCCTCAAAGAGTTCCATCTTTTCCTGTACGGACATGAACGGCAAAGCCTTCTGCATGGCCTCAAGCTCAATCTTACTCAGTGTTGTAAAAGCGTCACGCTTCATCTGGCTTGTCTTCCGTAACGTCGATCACGTCGATCACACCCATAAACCTGTTGAGCTTCTCCTTGATTCGAGCTTCTAACTCGGTGTCCGACATCTCCATCTTCTTGACTTCAATCTTCTCTGTGAACAACCCGACTTCCGTAACTTTTCCTAGAAGACCAAGCGCTTTAAGGCGGATGTTGGCGTTGGGGTGTTCAGTTTCTTCCACCAGCTTGGCCACTGTGTAGCCTCTGATCTCTTTGGCCTGCTGTACAAACTCCCAGTCGTAGGCGGAAAGCATACCGACTAAGCGCTGCACGGCTTCTGGCGTTTTGATATTTGCCAGAGAGGTATGCGTCATTTCCGCGGGTTTGGCGGTGACAATGTTAGTGAAAGCAGTACGTGCTGCTTGACTTTGGTGCTCATTGACCAAAGTATCTGTGTCCACAGCGCCCAACTCTTTTAACCAGTCTACAGTATTAGACATTCCATCCACGGCATCCGCCGGATCTGTCTTATCCATAGGGACGAAGTCGCCTAAGTGATCGTGCACTTCGGGTTCGAAATTGATTAAGTGATCTAACATTCTGCGCATAAGCCCTTGAACCTGCGATGTAGATAATGTACACTTAAATGGAGTGGGTGCGCAAGATCGTTTTGGCCTTTGGCCAAACTCATCAAGTTCGCTTGCTTTCTCCTTGATGGTTTCAGTTGCCATCTTTGCCCCGAATCGAAAGGTTCGGGGCTTTTTTTCGTCTGTACAGAGGGGAGTCTAACGTTAGACAAAGGTATTTCTGAATTTTTATAAAATTTTTGTAGTGAATACTTTGGTTTGTAGGAATTTTAATTTTGTATATTTTGTTTTTAGTTAGTTTCTGCGAAGTTTGCTGTGCGGTTATGGAACAGTGTTCGTATGTGACGGCAGGGGGTATCGTCTATTTGTGGTGGTGGGGGGTGGGTGGGGGTCAAGAAACGCCAAAAACACCCCAAAACAGGGTCAAAGTGACCCGAAAATGCCCCGAAAACACCCCGAAAAAGGCTCTCGATGCCTATCAAAACAGGGTGTATGCACAATAGAAGTTGTCTAAGGTAGTCAGCCCTAGGCAATTCAATCAACCTCAAGGAGAAACAACATGACAAACAAAGCAAAAGCATTTAGCACACTCAACACATTCGCTGATTCACGCATCAAGCTCATCAAGGGCATGCAAGATGCAGGGTATGCGACAGTCGAGGCGTGCAGACCCATTGTGATCGAATGGGCTTGCGAGAAAATGGGCGTGGGCAAGGAGGGTTTCAAGGTGCATGAAGTCACAGGCAAGGTGTCCCTCATCACGAGTCACCCGAAGTACGAGTCCACGAAGACTGTGGTGCGTGACACGATGCACATGATCGAGGGAACTACGCGCAGGGCGTCGAGTGGCAAGAAAGAAGCCGATGACCCTGTTGCGAAAATCATCAAAGCCTTTGGCAAACTCACCCCTGCACAGCAACGCAAAGCCTTGGCGGTTCTCGTTGCATGATTTTCGGGTCACAGTGACCCGATTTTTTCTGCGAGCCCGAGAGAAAGAGCTTCTCTCGGTGTTTCGTTTCTTGTCTATTCAAAAGGAGAACCACAATGCTCGAACTAAAACAAACTCAAGGTAAGGCGTCCCTTTACCGCAAGGAGTCATACAACGGACGCACAACCGCCATGGTTGAGTGGGTCGTTAAGGTAGGCGATCAAGTCATTCGCTACTGCAATACAAAGCGTGAAGCCCTCGTGTGGCTTGACCTGTACAAAAACTAAACCCAAAGGAAAATAGCATGTCCAAATTCAAACACTACTCACCCAAAGAAGTCGCACTCGCTAAGTGGAACAACGAGCAACGCCCCAAGCTAGAAGAACGCATCAGGCGTGACGAACGCAGAACCCTCATGCTCAGGCGTGTCGAAGACATGGAAGCACGAGCCGAAATTCGGGTCACGATGACCCGAAAATCTTGAAAGGCGAAAATCATACCAAAAAACTACCTATCCATATTTTCGCAACTATCCGCAAGGTCAGACATCCGCAACACCGCATCAACACTAGCGTCCAGCAAAAACTGTCTATCTATCTATCTATTTAAATATATATTTATATATAGGAGTGTGTTTGTATATGTGTGCAAATTCTCGCAAGCTCGCCAGCCCTTTAACTTTCCCTAAGCGGTTAGTATTTCTCAAAACAGATAGATACTTGGACACTTTTCCTTGTATACTAGCGTTCATGCGGTCTGCCGAGTGTCTGACCTTGCGGATAGTTGCGAAAATTCACGGATACCTCATTACCTACTTGGAGAAAATCATGGATACCTCATACAAACACTACATGAAACTGACCCCGAATCAGCTACACACACGCTTGCTCAAGCGAAAGACACCCCCGATGCAAGCCGAGTACATCAAGAAAATCGTAGCCGAACAACAAGCCGAACACAAGTCAGAGAACGCAAGAACGATTCAACTCACACGGCTTTGGCGTGAGTTCACTGAGCCGTTAAATACAGAGCGCGAAAATGTGCAGGGTATGTTGCGTTACAAAGGTTGCGAAAATGATGAGGCGAGGCGCGATGCGCTCGAAGCATACCTGACTGTACTCAACGCACTCAAGGCGAAAATGACAAACCATTGCAAGCAAGATCGAAAGACACCGAGCATGATCGCGGAGGAAAAGAAACTCATCAACGATGGCAAGCACTGGACTGATTGGATACCGCAGAAGATAAAAGATCGGGTCATCACGCTATTCCAAGAGATCGAACGTAAGCCAAAGGCGAAAATCAAAATCCCATTCCAACGCCTTATCCCTGCTGACCTACACGCCAAACAAGTTACGCGGTTGAAGAACCGCACACTAAAAGACTTGGCCATGGCACAGCAGACGCTAGACCTTGACCCGCATGAGGACAACGAAGCCAAGGTCAGGCAGATTAAGTATGCGCTTGACCTGATGGATGTACTAGATGACAGCGAGCCTGTGCCTGCAACGTGGCATGGGCTGAACAAAAACGGGTCACAGTGACCCGAAAGTGTGACTGCTTCGCCGTGTGGCAGTCGCACCCTACCTTGAAACTCACACGGCACTTGTAACTTAAGGAGAAAGTAAATGAAAACAAAAGTAGATAAGACACTCACGCTCATGCTGACAGCCATCTTCATGCTGTTGGTATTCATCGGGTTCACGATGATGCTAGAGGTAGGCGTTGGATACCTGTGGCTAGCTATGTACACCATCGGTACGCATGGCTTGGCATATCAGGTGTTCGACTATTTTGTAACTGAGGCAACCAACTAACGGGTCACTGTGACCCGATTTTATAAAGGAGAAAGCAATGACTACAACAAACAACACATACGACCCCATCACTATGTGGGATAACTTTGCACTGGCACGAGGTGCGGTGCGTACTGTGAACCACAATCTCAGGATTCAGTGGCTCAACGCTGAGTGTCCGTACGAGTCCAGAAAAATTGCAGACAAGCGCGAGGCTAGGTCGTGGATTACTCGTGAGATAGAACGCTACCCCTTGCACCCTGTGATCGAGGCAGCAATCAAGTTAGCCCGTCCCAAAGACTGGCATCAGTTGTTCCTTGAGTGGCCACACATATCCCAAGGCGACAAGTCCAAGATCGCTTACACACAGAACGAGGTCAAGGGTCAGAAAGATATTCAGACTGTGACTTCGGTGGGCAAGTATCTCAACCGCCATTTCTACTTACCCGATCACATCATTCGTGATCTTGTCTCACGCCATGGTTCATCAGCCCGCTTCCAACTCGTACACACCACAGCCGAGATGATCTACCACCTACATCGTGGCCCCAAGTCGTGCATGGTGTGGAGCGAGGATCATGGTATCAAGTGTGATGATGGCGTGATGCGTCACCCGTATGAGACGTATGACCCGAAGTTCGGATGGCACATGGCGGTTCGCATCGAGGGTGATGCGACGATGGGTCGTGCTCTGTGCATGACGAGCCCTATGGATGGCGTCAAGTATTTCGTTCGCAGTTACTTGCGTCCTTCCAGTGAGTCTTCGTACAGTCAGACAGATGACGGCATGGATACGTGGCTCAAGGAACAGGGCTACACCAAGGAGAGCTACTGGCGTGATGGTGAGAAGCTAGCGTATCACCCTGCAAGGGATGCGTTCCTCGCACCCTACCTTGATGGCGGTGAGCGTCACGTTGAGGTCAACGAGCATGAGCGCTGGCTTGTGATCGACTCGGATGGCTCATGGATATGCGAGAACACTGGCGGGTATCCCACCAACGATGAGGAGGATGAGAACTCTTTCGAGTGCGCTTGCTGTGGTGACGACACCGATGACGATGATGGCTACTGGGTTGAGCGCGGTGAGGATGTGCGTGTCTGTGAGTCATGTCTCAACAACGACTACACCTATGTGTACGGCAGACGAGGCAATCAGTACTATGTACACAACGACAACGTGGTGTATGTCGAGTCAAGCTCCAACCACTATGACGAGGACTACCTCGATGACAACGAGATCGTTGAGCTTGAGAATGGCGACTACGAGCACATGGAGGAGGCCATCGAGATCAACGGCGACTGGTACACGATAGACGATGAGCGCATCTGTAGGTTCGAGGACACCGATGAGTACGGCTTGACCGAGGACGGATGGCAGTGCGAGCAGTCGTGCAACTGGTACTCTGACGACTGTACCGATTGGGTTGAGATCAACGATGCGCGCTATCACAAGGACTATGCACCCGAGCAGGACGATGCCGAGGACGAGCCCGATGCTACTGACAAGCCTGTGCCTACTGTGTTGACGATGGAGATGCTCGACAAGGTGCTGATGATATGGGACTACTCGGTTGGCAACTTTAACGTCAAGATCAGCCTGACCTATACGCTCGATGGCAAGGTGCTACTCGCTGAGCGCACCTTCGGTAGTGCCTTTGTTAGTGCTATGGACAACGATGTGTTTACCAAACAGATCCGCAACGAACTCAGCACCACGCTGATGGCACAAGCCAACGAGATCGCAAACAAATACTTAGAAACACAAGGAGAATGAACATGAACAAGAAATCAATACTACACAAAACCCTAGCTCGTGCGTTGTCTGTCAAGCGTCCGCACAATACTGTCGCTGTCTCTGACTTTACCGAGTGGCTATTCAACGCACTACCTCCTACACTCAAAGGCTTCACATCTGTGGATGGGGCAGGCAATCTGCACATCGACAACCGCATCGCAGGCAGTAAGACATTGTTCATCGCTCACGTTGACACAGTGCATCGTGAGGTCGGAGCCAACAAGATCAGGAAGACTGCATCTATGTGGTACGCAGATGGAGCACCGCTTGGTGCTGACGATGGTGCGGGTGTGGCCATGCTCATGCACATGATTCACTCAGGTATCAACGGCTACTATATCTTCAGTCAAGGCGAGGAGTGTGGGGGTATCGGTGCTAAGCATCTTGAGAAGAACCACGCTGACCTACTCAAGCAGTTCGACAGAGCCATAGCGTTTGATCGCAGAGGTACAGATAGCATCATCAGTCATCAGGGTTGGGGTCGATGTGCATCCGATACATTCTGTCAGGCGTTGGCCGATGCGCTTAACCTACACGATGAGAATCTGATGTACACAACCGATGACACTGGCGTGTATACGGATACCGCAGAGTTTGTTGACATCATCCCCGAGTGCACCAACATCAGCGTGGGCTACGACCACGAGCACAGTCAGCAAGAGTGTCTCAACATCGCACACTACGAGTTACTGTCTCAAGCGGTACTGCAAGTTGAGTGGGACAAGCTGCCTGTCGATCGTGACCCGACTGTGCCTGAGTACAAGAAGACCAAGTACGACACTGCATGGTGGACTAACTACGGCGTGTATGACAACACAGGCAAACGCGACATCAACCAAAGCAAATACTTTGCCAACTGGCAAGACGATGACTACTGGCAGACCGAGGACTTACTCGATGGCCTATACGATGCGATGGCGGGGAGCTACGACTTCCTACTTGAGCAGATCAGCGAGGCGGTTTACCCCGAACAACCTGACCTAGCTTTGCGGTTCCTCAACCGCAGGCTACTGACTGACGAATTATTACAAGAAGCGCTGATACAGGCGCGTACCTACGATGCACCGACTGTGCTGTGCACACTGTTCGATGCGATTCACTGTGAAGCATAAGCGGGTCACTGTGACCCGATTTTATAAAGGAGAAAGTAAATGAAACGCTATTACATACAAGCAAGCTACGTCGTATGGTGTGACGCCATCGTCGAGGCAGAGAATGAAGAGGAGGCGCGAGCGTTAGCTGTAGCCATGGACGGCAGTGACTTCGAGCCTACGGGCGGGGGTGACTGGAATGTTGACTGTGTAACTGAAACATCATGGGAGTATGTATGAACGGATTAGATAGCTACTACGATGGCCTACTGGCCGAACACCAACGCAAAATTGACAAACAAGCATACGAGGAAGAAGAAAGGGAGGAAGAAATGGGACGACTGAAAGACAAGATCATTGATCTACTAGAGGAGAATCACCCCGCAGAACTTGAACGCCTGACAGGGTATGACGACACAACCTGTAAGAAGATCGTGCATGAAATTTACATGGATGGTTTCAATGACCGCAACTGTTGGGAGCCTGAGAGGGTAGGTGATATCTGGGCCATCTTCGGCAAGAACTTTACGGGTGAGTGGATAGATGAGGAGGGCGAGTATCGAGGGTTCGATACCAAGCGCGAAGCAAACGACTATATCAAGGAGACATTTAAATGACTGACAAAGAAAAGATTGAACTGCTGAGTAACGCTTTGACGAACCTCATGCAGTCTGCTGACAACTACATTGATGACGGGTCGTGGATCGAGGACTTGACCCTTGACATCGACACCGCCAAGGCTGTTGTAAAACTACTGTACCCTGAGCTTTGGGACTTTGGAGGAGACGAGTCATGATGACACCCTATGAAAAGTTTGAGAGAGTAGTACTTTTGTTAGCGGTCATGGTGCTTGCCCTTGACCTCTTGTACTGGCGTCCCTTCTGACTACTATCAACAACTCTTTTTCGTGCGGGAATTCCCTAAACGCAGGGGAATTTCCCTTGACTTTTGTCTAAGCCTAGACAAATAATGGCAAAACTAAGGAGAAAGCTATGCAAAAACACACACCCTACGACACAGGAAAGGTCAAGATCGGCCTAATTTACACGCCTCCGCCACCCCAAACTACGCCCGAATCTGACTGGATACAGGGCATCTTGCTTGGAGATCGGCAAGGCATGTCCGAGGAAGCACTTGCGTGCGTCCAATCACTGGTGTTCATCGCCACCATCATCATTGGCATTATTTTATTGGAGGGATTCACAAATGCCTGATATGCAAACCGCGTTATCTAACGCACTCAAAACCACAATCAACGACTGGGAGAAAGAAGATATGCAAACCACACAAACAAACACACAGGGTAAGAAGATTTTTGGTGTCACCAACAACGTAACCCGCGCTACGTTTGAATACGTACAGCACCACCCCAATGAAACCTCGGCTGAGATATGTGCATCAATGGAGCGTTTGGGATACAAGTCAAGTTCGGTAGGCTCGCTCCTTGCGCAGTTTGCCAAGCAAGGGTTAGCTGAGCGCGATGATCGTGGCCGATACATCACCATCGTGCCTGAGTACCGCCCATTGAAGACCAAGAAGAAAACCCTGACCCTCGTATCTAAACCTGAAGAAATTAAACCCAAGCGCAAGTACGAGAAGAGAGCCGCGACAGGTATCGGTGCGTTGCTACGAGAGAAGCTAGAGAACACCCCTATGCCTAGCCAAGAAGCGCTTGATGCTGCCGCTTATGCCATGGGCGGGTCTGTAAACAAACGCTTTACATCCCTTGTACGCATCAAGACACCAGAGGAAATCCTGAAGGACATGACTGTGTACCAAGCGCGTGAGTTGTATGACCACTTGAAGCAAATGTTTGGAGGCTGACATGACTGATGAAGAACAGAAACGCATGGAGTACCTCGAGCGTGTTGAGAAGACGGCTAGAGCCGCTTTCAGCGCCTTTAATGAGTCCCACGACTATGATGTATGGGATGCTGCCCTAGACAGGCTTGAAGCCGTGCTGAAGGAGAAACCATGAGAGGACAAGGACGTTTAAGCGTAGTGGCTGAAAACCTATTTGCTACATCTGCAAAGCGCCACAACGAGCGCGTCATGAACAGCAAATGGAAAATGTGCTGGAAATGCCAAAAAGACAAAGACCCTCGTGGCGGGTTTCTTCGAATAACAGCGGGGCTACACAAATTTATTTGCAAAGACTGCATAGACGCCAAAGAAAAAGAAAGGAGCCTGAAACGTGAAGAGTAATCACAACATCATTCGTGAGCTACTCAAAAGACACCCCGAGGGTTTGAAGTCACGCGAGATAGCCGATATAACTGGCATAGACAAGCGCGTTGTCAACAAAGCATTGGAGAGTGTCTTTGGTGTGTACATCGATCGATGGGAGAAGTCTGTCTTCCGCAACACATTGTCGGCAGTATGGGTCGTTGTTGACGTGCCTGAGAACTGCCCAAAACCCGCAAACTCTGGGAGGCGATCGCTTGAACGGATAAGCAACCACGATGACGCTATATTTTTAAACCAAAGACAAGGAGAAATTAATGATTGAACTTACTGAAGACGGCACAGAGCCGAACTACACCGCGCTGTACGAGGGTGCTACGCTTGAGCAAGCGGGCGCTATTTGGCACAGCGTTATCAAAAGCGAAGGTGGTCACTGCCCTGTGTGCGACAGGTGGGGTAAGCTGTACAGGCGCGGTATCAACGCAAACATGGCACGTCATCTGATCTGGTTATGCTTGCAAGACCCGCGTGAAGACGGCTGGATTGACGTACAACGCACTGCACCTGACTGGATGCTACGTGCCCCGCAGATAGGTACGTTGCGGCACTGGGGCATGGTACTGGATGCGCCTGTGCAGGGTGCGAAGAGCCGTACGGCAGGACTGTGGAAGCCGACAGCCATAGGCTTGGAGTTTGCGTACAACCGCATCTCTGTGCCCAAGTACAAGTACATCTATAACGACACTGTGTTTGATACCGAAGGCCCTGACATCACCATCCTTGACTGTATTGGTGAACACTTTAACTACTCTGAACTTATGAATGCGAACTATTATGGCGAATACACCGGAAGCGAAAGTGAAGACGGCAGTGAGGAAACTGCTTGATACCATGGGTATATACCACTTCATGCCCCCTGCTAACGGCTTTGGCCGTGCAGGGATACCTGACATCATTGGCTGTATGGACGGACACTTCATCGCCATTGAATGTAAGGCAGGCAAGGGCACAACCACAGCCCTCCAAGACAGGGAGCTTAACGCCATCCTCAACCATGGCGGCACAGTGTTCATTGCCCGTGAGCACAACATCCCTGACTTAGAACTACTACTGAAGGAGAAGCAAAATGAGCTACGTTCACGGTGACTTCTCGATGACAGAGGAAGAACTCGAGCGCAGAGTCGAGGCCATGTCAGATGAGGAGCAACACCATTTCAGATTATTGATTCATAAGATCGTGATGTGCTATGGCGAAGGCAAAGCACAGGGCGTGTTCATCATAGGACGCGCTGAAGA